TTGACTGATATCAAAATCTCCAGAAGATATATTTGCAAGTATTGCAGTCACTGTACCACCTCTAATTTGATCTGTCCCTGTTTCATGTTCATAATATGTTGTTTTACCTTCAGTGTTTCCTACAACATCAAAAGATGCATCATCACCTGCTTCGTAAAATAAAGCGTGTGGTAAACCAAATACGGCAGAGTCACGCCACATGGTTCTAGCTAATGTGCCAACAGTCCACACCGGTCTTTGTGGTGATGAATCAAAATAGTTGTATGCAACCATTCTATTTACAACTGACGATGAAGACGTTGGATAAAACCATATTACTTCACCAAATAAATTATTTAAACCTGCGGATACCATTTGATTACCAGAAGATAAATTTATATCGTTGTATACAAAGTCCTCTACCAAACATGGTAGTGATTCTAGTTTACCAGCATATCTAAAAAAACCATTTTCTGACATCCAATATGCAGCACCATCAACTTCTACACATGCATTCTGTCCAACCAATCCACAGTTAGTTCCAACTTGTGCAAATGCAAATGTAAATGGTTGACCAACAAAACGTTGTGTAAATAATGCCGTATCAGTCCAAACATAGATTGCATCCCTACCTCTGATCGCCCCTCTGATCTGTGATCCGTCGGCCAGTCTTTGTGTACCAGCTGTATTGGTTGCTGTAGGTGTATATGTGTTTATGTCCTCTTGGTCAGAGAATCTTACGAACATATCATCTTGTGTAGTTTTATCTCCAATAGTAGTTTCTGTTCCAAAAAATACCAAGTGTCTATCAGGTGTAGACACTACCATGTGTCTTGATGCAGTTGGTGCGTTAGATATAATTGTAGCTCTAATGTTTGTTGCATTTGTTGCTGCAGAGTTCCATTCAAAAACTTCTCCGTCATGAATTAAACATATGGCTTTGTCACCAAAATTATCTAATGACCACATGCCTGGTTCTACAACTAAGTCACCTGATGCAGCTTCACCCCACGCAACAAAGTCTGATGAATTTGTAACTGTGGCACCACTAGAATGTGATGATCTTGTAGAGTTTCTAACTGCTCTTGTAATACCCGTTAAGTCATTTCCAGAAACACCTGTGTAAGATATTTCTTCATTACCTACTTGAATAAAATTTGTTCCTGAACTTGGAAACTGAGTGGTATCTGTTAAAGTTATAGATGTCCCTGATCCACCTGTTCCTGCAGTATCATCTAATAGTGCTCCATTTAAAGTGGTTGTTGCTGCTCCAATTTCTTGTCCACCCCAAGTTCCTAATGACCAACCAAAACCTTTTGCTTGAACAGCTGGTCCTACAGGATAATAATGTTGAACTCTTATACCACCTGATGTTGTTGCACCAGATCCAGATTCATTTGATGGCATTGTAATAGTTAATGTTGTGGCTGATGGCACAGACGCTACCATAAATTTTTTATCATCAAAATCAGATGCACTAAAATTAGAGTTAGTTATCGTAGAAAAACTATCTAACAATAATATATCTCCAGTATCAATACCATGAGAAGTAGAAAAAGTTAACGTAACCGTTGGTGATCCATTAGTTGTGCTAAAAGCATTAGAAAGAGTTGTTGTAGTTTTGATGGGATGTATGTCATAAAATACACCTCCAGAATAAGCATACAATATTCTGTTGGTTCCAATAATAGAGTATTTAATTGAAGTAGAACTAACAAAATGATGTAGACCTCTTCCTGCTCCTGTTAGATCATTCGTACCACCTAACTGTTTCCAACCACCTATTTTTTCTGGAATACCATAACGGAATCGAACATTATCGCAATCTGTCCATTGACTTTCTGCTCCTGTATCAGTAATTTGTTTATTAATACCTGGTTGGAACCCTATTTTCTGTAACATAAAAATCCTATAATAATTAGGGCGAGAGATGTGGTATGGTGGATCTCCCGCCGAACCATTATTCTACTACATTATTAGGTAAATTTAAAGCCTTTAAACCAGTCAGGCAAGCCTAAATGAGGACGTTGATCAAACATATTTTTTTTTGATCCTGGTGTTCTGCTATTATTATAGTGTAGAAACACTTGAATACATTCGTCACCTTTAAATTTTTCTCTCCAATGCTCTAGTTCACAACCTTTGTAAACCAACATGTCGCCTTGTTTAAGATTTATTTTAACTCCTTTTTTACCGTTTAATCCAGAGGGTTCTAAATATATAGGCCAATCATCCCCACCAAGATTCATAGTTGTAGATATTTCACAACTAAATCTATCTTTATGTCTTTTTAATTCATGACCTTTTTCGTATATTCTTGCATAAGTATACGCTGGATACAGTTTTAATTCTGTGGTTTTCTCCATAATTGATTGACATTTTAACATTAAAGTTTCCATAGCTATATCACTATAAGAAGCATAAGCTCCTGGAATCTGATCTTTCTCACTTTCATAATACCCAAGAAATCTTTCAAACGGAGATATATATCTTGCACTACTACAAGTATTATAAACTTGTTTTTTTATAAAAAAATAGTTTGCTAAAAAAGCAGCTAAATCTTTTGTTATTGCTTTACGAATTACCACGTAATTGTTTTTTTTAAAACTCATTGCAACACCTCGTCGACATTAAGAATTATGTTACCAGAAATACTCACTCTAGTTTTATCAGAAGAATAAAAAGGATATACTAGATGAGGTCTATCTCCTGTAAAAAATAACATAGTCCCTTCATCTTCTGGATTTAAATAATAGTCTTCAGTAGCTATTTTTCCTAAAGAATTTATATAAAACATTTGAAAAGTATTAGGGTATGAACAATTAGAGTGATTAACAAAAGGTAGATTCTTTTCTTTATCATGACGAGCAGGAATTTTTACCCAAACTACAAAAGAAAAAAGTGCGGTGTGTGTATGAAAAGGATTAAACTCATATTTTTTTTGAAAATTTACCCAAAAAGTTGATAACTTAAAAGCACAATTTTTATTTAATAATTCAGGAATTATCCATTTTTGATTTGCAGTGTTTTCTAAGTATTCATCAATACATGATAATAATTCATTTTTAAAAAACCAATTATTTTTATCCTCTATTATAAAAGAACTATCAATTTGCCCAGCTAAGTTATGATTCCAATTTTCTTTTTTATTTTTAATAGCTTTTTCTAAAACTTTCATTGTTTTTTTTGAAAGCTTTCTTTTTATATAGCCTACATTATTAAAATTTTTAAACATTTTTAATTATTTCTTTTGATATAGCTTGTATATTCCAATGTATAAATTTAAAAGGTTCTTGACCATGATCTACCGAAAACTCATGTTCTAAATACCCTGGAAATATAATTAAAGTTCCTGGTTTAGGTTTATAATGAATTAAATCTAGACCTGCAGAAATGTCTTTCAAGCCTTCTTTTATTTTTAATTTTGTAGATCTTGCACCAGTCTTTGGTTCGTGAAATATTGGGAAAGAAGTTTTATCACTACATTTTAAAAAATAAAAACCTGATACGTGTTGATTCCAATGTATGTGTGCTGAATGATATCCACCACCTTTTTTAGCAAACTCTTGAACCCACATTTCAGAAAACATTAATTGATACTGTTGCATGTCGTAACCCATTTGATCTAAAAACTCATAAGATTTTTGACCTACATAACTTCTAAAATCTAAAAAATCATTATCTATTGTTAATGGCGTTGAATGATAACTTCTTCCAAAATCACCATGTTTTTTTATCCACTCTTTGGCTTCCGGAGTATTTTTAGCTTTTTTAATATATTTGTTTGTTACTTTATTTAAAGAATTAACAAATTCTGTTTTTTGTTCAGTCCAAATAGGTGTCCAAAAAAAATTATTTATTTCCATTATTTAAAAGGGTAGCCTAGGTTCCATACAACCAAACTATACCTTGTTCCTTTCGTTACTGGTTTAACTCTATGCCACACAAAACTAGGAAATACAATAATAGATCCTTTTGGTAATATTTCTTTACATTGTATTTTATGTTTTGATTCGTCTCGCATATGTGGATCATAGTTTCTAAAATCAAATTCTAACTCTCCACCTTTATATTCTGAACCATCTGTTAACTGACAAGTCATGGATAGTTTTCTAATTTTACCATGATCTAGTGTATTTGGTTTATCATAAGGTTTTTTCCAACTATCACAATGCCAGTCATAGTATTGATTTATTTTGTATTTGGTAAATTGACATTCTTCAGATTTATCCCATTGAAAATTCCATCCTGCTAATTTATTAGCTTGATGCACATATGGATGTAATTCTCTATATATCCAATTATCACTAATCCATACTAAATCTGATTTTCGTTTTTTTTGTAAATTTTTAATATCTTCTTTATTTAATTCTTTATCACCATAACCACCAGTTCTAGCCATAACTTCTTTTTTTGATTTAGCATACTCTATAACATCGTCACAAAACCTAGGTGTTAGTGCAGATTTAAAATACCAATAATAATTAAACAAGTTCATAAGTTATAGTTTGCACAAAATTTAAAGAGTCTTTTTGATTATTTGTTAAATAATACATACAAGTTGAAGGAAACATTATAAATTTATTGTCGGTAAGTGGTATGTCCCACGATCTTCCTTTACGCCTATTATCATCATAGTGTATTCTAACAGAACAATCGTCTGTTTTTAATCCGTACAATAATACATAATCAGGAGAATTTTTTAAATCAACTGGATTTATATTTAATAAAGGAATTGTTTTTTCATTTGGTTTATAAGTATTTGTCCAAGTGTCTTTATTTATTAAAGTTAAATTGTGTTTTACATTTACATGTTCCACTACATATTTAGTTAATTTATCCCACTCTCTACTAAATTTAAATTTGGTATTAGATAGCTCTGATTTCACACCATCTAATATTAAAGAACCTCTTTGAATTTCAAAACCTTTAGGCATTGAAACATTTCCATAGTATATAGCTATTTCAGATAATACTTTCTTGTGCATACCAATTCCTTTTATAAAGGAATGTTTTTAAATGTCAATAATTATGCTAGGCCGTCTTTTAAATCCCAACCTGTATTATTGTCGGCTTGATACGCAGATTCATTCCATTCATAATACCAGTGATGAGTATTTGCTGCACTTTGTGATTCTTGTTCATCCGTTAATGTTGGAATAGGAAGGGGTGAATCCCACGCAGCAGCAGAAAGATTTTTTGTCCAAGATGGGTAAGGTTGTGGAGGCCAAAAAATTTGATTGGTTGCATCCCAAGTGTAACCTATTCCTGGAAAATTTCCTCTAAATGCTTTTGATTGATCTGAGTCTAATAGATTCGTAGCATTATTAAAATATTTATTAGTACGCGTGTTGTAAGAAGCTTTAATCCAAAGATGTGCTGGCCAATTATTATGCTTTTCTAAATAAGCTTGTCCTTCTGATTCTGAATCATTACATAAAGAATCTTCTAAAGGAGTAACATGTATAACTACATTTTCTTCTGAGATTTTTGCAAAGTGTGCCATAATTAAGCTTGAAACCTGTACCTTATAATTACAACTCCTGAACCACCGGCTCCTGAAGGGTTTTCTCTATCGACCGTTGGATCATTTTGAAAAGGTCCTGGAGGGTTATCACCTACATAAACAGGCGAACCTCCGCCACCACCAGTATTTGCTGTACCTGAAGTTGCTACAACTACTTTTGGTCCACCACCTGGTCCCGTAGTATAACCACCGGCTCCACCGCCACCACTTCCACCAGGGGCCTGATTATTATTTGGTTGAACTCCTCCTGAAGATCTTGTTCCACCTCCACCGCCTCCAGCTCTTGTTACGTTTGAACCTGTAATATTTGTTGGAGAACCGGCTCCGCCATCTC